ATAAAATCACCCCTTTACTCGTACACGAATGCGACGCTCACAGAATAAATCATCGCCCTCTACTGCGTAACCAACAACAATATCCGGCGAGACAATCTCCCCGACCTCAACAGCACGACCAATCCCGGGGACCTTAGATGGGACAATCAAATCGCCGGTTTTGACTTTTCCGATTACCCGCACACGCACACGGCCAGCGAGAGATACCGGAATATATTTATCGATATTATAGTCGTCCAGAGAGGAACCATTGTTCGGCAGATCTCCGCCAATGAGCATTGCATACTCGTCCGTGTGAACGCCAACTACTCGCTTAGAAGTGTCGTCAGCTCGGACATACCGCTCCGTCTGACTATCTGTGTCAAGAGCAATAATATCGCCCGGCTGAGTCGTACCACCACGCGGGAAAAGCTCTGCGTAGTCATTATAAACAGCGCCGTATGCTTTGCTAAAAATAGCTACACCGGAGTTGTTGACGTAATAATTAGTAGAGCCGAAAAACAACGTACCATTCATAATACCGCCAGAAAGGGGGAGAGCTCCAAGGCTGATACAGGCTTTAATTGCTGTGTCACCACCAGTACCGCCATGTTCAATCGGAATAATACCAGATTGAATGTCGGCAGCGTCATGTTTATGGCTCTCGGTGGTTGCTCTTAACTCTTCGACAGAAGTACGAATATCTGCATGAGAATGCCTATCTGTATTGTGAGTTTGAATTGTTTCATCAATATAATTTCTGGCGTCAGCAATATCATCAGTATAATCTGTGAAATCAGTTGGCAAAGTCCCTTTTAGTGTTTTTAAGTTTTCTACAATCTGCAGACTTTCATCGCGCTTCTGACTGGCAATATCACTGCTCGCTTTAGCCGCAACCTCTGATTCTTTAGCTTTATCCGCACTGTTCTTGGCAGCATCTGTAAATCTTTTAATATACGACTCTATCGTACTTGTGAACATTCGCTCTACAGCCATAATAGAATGCTTCAAACGATTGATAGTATCGGCATTTATCAATGCATTTCGGAGACGAGGATTTGAATTCAGTACAGCTTGTGCGTTAGTGTAATTGCCATTTTCCATCGCAGCACGATATTGATTTGCCGCGCCGATCAAACTAGAAGAAATATCTTCAGAGTTCGTCCAATTATCACAGCTTGCTGGAAAGTTTGTGTACTCAAGGTCGGCATATTTCCCGTCTTCGTTTAAAATCCAATCACTCAAAATTTTCCCTCCAATCAATATTTGTTTTTGACAATATAAGGATAATAGGGCCAATAACGGCTCATAGTAACCGTCATAGTACCATCTCCCAGCGAAATATCTATTTTCTTAATTAAAAAATCGACGGGCTGATTTTCGGTATTGATATATTTGGGAGTATACGAAATTTTTTGATTAACATCTAACCATGGAATAAGTACACATTCTACAGTTACGTTATCAGTCAAACGGCTAAGAGTCCAGTGTTTGTACTCAGCACAGTTCATGGCAGATTCATTAGTCGTATAATTTTCGTAGTCTTCTCCGCTCAAAATCTCATTGCGCCGCCCAAGCTTTTCAATAGTAAACCGAGAGCTATTTATCCAATCAACATCCGCTGCGTTTGACAAGCAAACATATCGAATGTACTTGCAATTTTCAGCTTCTTTATCTTTCTCTTTCTCTTCATCAGTTGGTTCCTTGTCAACAAGCTTGACCATAACATGGATTTGTTGTTCCCCCTGATAATAAAAGTGCTTAGTGTTAGAATCATATTTAACGACAATCACAGTGTCTTTAGGAATGGTTGTCCCATCAATCAAGACATCGTTTCCTTGATCGTCAACATTACGAGCATACAAATCGTATGTTCCGTAACTTAATGATTTAGTAGACGTTGTAAGATTTCCGTTTGAATCAGCAGCCTGCACAGTTAAAAGGAGTGAGACAAGAATTTTTACGTTCTTCTTGAAGCCAGTTGTGGGAGTGGTAAAAGCGACCGTCAATTCAGAAGGGGAATTCTCCATAGATGTAAAAGTTGCGTTTGCAGTAACTGTAGTCGTATCGCCACTAACAGAAAAAGTTGTTTTGTCTTTCGCAGAAAAAGCATCGTATTCAACTGACGCTCCCCACAGCTCGACACAATTACGAATCTGGGAATAATCGTATGTACAGTCTTCGGAAATGACGAGATCTTCAAAATCGGCAGCGCTCATAATTGTCAAGGCATCATATCCGGTAGGAATCTCAGAGCAGATAAATGTAGTCCCGTCAAAATACATCTCAAATGGATAATGCAAATCACGCAGTTCAGTAAGTATCTGCCAGATGGTCGCGCCAGTATCATATTCAAGGTCATACGGGACACTCCGGTTCCAATATCCAACGACGCAATCCTCCATACCACTCAAGCGAAATGTTTTTGCGATCGCGTTACCAATGTCTGAACCAACAGGTATTTTTGTTTTCTGACCTGTTAAAGTACCGCCAAGCGTTCCATCGAGCTTTGCGACTAGGTCTACGCATGAAATACTAAGGATATGTTCAGTGCTGCTGTATTTGAAACCGTTCTGATTGAAAGCGTATACTCCTTGAGAATACCAGTACAATTTACTGTTAACTGACTCCATACCGATATAAAGCCTTACATATTTATTGGCCTATTCATCTCCGAGCATAGAAGAAATGTCTTTATTTCCCTCCAGATATATAGAAGCAGAGAATGTCCGTCGAATATCTGCGTCCGAATCGATAGAGATAGAACCATCAACAGTCAAACCTTCAAGTGAATTTACAAGATTCATATCAGTGTCCAGTAATTCTATCTTACAATAGAGATGTTTAACACGTGTTTTAAGCAATGCGAGCTCTGCTTGTGAAGGAGTATAGTTTTTCATGGCACACCTCCATCTATCGTTATGATGTCGTAACAACTACAGAACATGTGGCAATCAGATTGTCCATAGTCGCAGTAATTGTTGTAGACCCCGGGGAAACTCCTTCAACCACGCCTTTATCAGTGACAGTCGCAATTTTCGTATCCGCGCTCTTCCATATGACAACATTCTGAGAAGCACCTGACGGATAAGTTGTATACTCTAACTTGTGATTGTTGCCAACACTGAGCGTAAATTTGCTCTCAGTTAGACTAAAGCTTTGAGCAATAATGCGAACTCGAGTTGCAGATGCGATAATTATGACATTGCCATAAACAGAAGGAATATTGATTTCGTGACTTACTTTACCGGTAGATTCATCAACACGCTTAATATAAGTCGTGTTTGTGACGTTTAAGCCGCCCATAAAAACAACAACGCCACTGATTTCGTAGTCTTCAACAGGAGAAAGAGTGGCAGTATATGTTTTGCCTTCGGAAATGGTAGTATCCGTGTTGTCTGAATCGACATAGTAGAAATTGTTCGTGATATTGTAGGTTTCTTCTCCGGTTCTGCCTGTCATCACGTTCACAAAACCATTGTTCAGCATATCGTTGTCATCGTTAACGCTTCCAACCTCCGTAAAGTCAAAGCTTAAAGTAACCTTGTCAGGATGTTCAGAATTCGAAGATTTGACGTTGCCATCAATAGCAACCATCCAGATGCGGCCATCTTCAATTTTCAAAATTTTAGTACCGCCATTTGTGAGCCAATCAATCATATCTTCACGATACCAATGACTATGCGCCACATCGAAAGTATCATTTTTTAGATACCGAATAGCTGTACCAGAAAAAGAGCCTGAAGTGTAGTTTGATTTGCCTCCGAAAAATACAAATGGATATTTACGATTTAGGGTTGTCACAACAGATGATTGACGATTTCGATCGGTTTCAGTGATTGAAGGGTCGAGCAAAATATGATAACTTACAGTTCCATCTGTGATGATAGCTCCATAAAATTTACTTTGAACAGTTGTCTTAATATATGGAAGCTCTGTTCCGTCACTAAGAACGGGGACTAAAGCGTACTCGTACTCCGTTTCTCGCCCACGTGCAAAATAATCGTTGTAAACAAAGTTGATGTTTCCATGTCCGGCAAGCTGCTCATAAAGCAAAACCCACGGCTTTTGATCTGCCCCGATTTCGCGGCGCTTCAACTTGATTTCGTGCAGATCCGAGCCATATTCAAAGTTGGAGCCACCAAGAGTTTTTTGATTAAAATCAGCAAAGAGCAAAGTATCTTCCGTCCATTTCATACCGGAATCATAAAAGGTAGAGAACTCGTCAGGAGATCCTGAAAGATAGACACCGTCGTAAATACCATTTTGAATCACAAACCCTGCCAGAGAAGGATTCCCAGCACAAGGGGAGGCGTCAGAGCCAGTTCCGAACAAATCATATCCCAGAAAGTTCATTCTTCCACCTCCCTAATCGTAATATCATAAGCATTATCTTTATGCTGTAGGCAAATCAGCACGTCCATACTGGTTCGTTTCATGTAGTTACTGTCAATAAAATAAACGTCGGAATATGCAAAACCGCCATCCTCGCGAATAATTTTCAGCATAGCATAAAAATATTCGGACTGGTTGGCGGGAAGATAGCTTTCGTAAGGAAGTTTAGAAAAAGCTCGAATATTAGTGGAAATAACGCCTCTATATATCATTCCATCCTGATCGAACGAGAATTCTACGATATTTTTTCGAATAACAGGACGAACCTTGAATGCCATCGCATAGTCTTTGACATTATAGAACTCCATTTGATACGGAATATCGAACGTGACTTTTTCACCATGAGTCAAATCCACAGCATAACCACCAGATGATGTTACATAAGAAATCTGGTCTTTTGTTATTCCAGAAATATCAGCAAGATGGCTTGAAATAGCAACATATCCGTCACTTAATTTATTCTTACACTGTAAAAAAGTGCCTCCTTCTGCGCTCGCATAATATTTTGTTTCGAACTGAATAAAGCCAGTGTCCAAAGAATAACCATTACGAGTTGTGCCAGTTCCACGAATATAAAACACGGTTCGATTCTCCAAACCGTTTACTGTAAAAGACGCTCCTACAGCTCCATAGAATACTGCAGATTCGTTAATCAGATTCTTGCTTTCATCGTATAAATGATACTGGTAGGTACTTAATGTTTCACCCTGTACGGTTACATACTGATACGCTAACAGAAACAAAATCGAGGAAGTAGGGATAATATTTTCCGTATTAGAAGAAAGCCCGTCGAAGCTCAATATTGGTTTTTCTTTGCACCAAAGAGGAATAGGGTCACTGAAATCACCATATTCGTCTTCGCCAGAAAGTCTGACCTTGACGCGGATAGTATAGTTACGAGACTGATTGTCGAGCCAATCTGACGAAGTGATTTTATAACCATAACCAAGACTAGCAGTGAAACCGGTCACAGCGTTTGTAACACTTCCGAGCAACTTGTTGGTCATGCTGTCATACACTTCATAGCAATACGTGGTCGTTGCCTTTTCCAGCGCGGCAGTCTTCTCTGCTACATTGTCTTTGTCATTCCAAATCTTTCCCTGAACATCATGCATGGCCCAGCCGACAAATGTGCTTGTTTTACCATAAGTTTTCTTTAGTTCGGCCTCGCTCCAACCAGCGATAGCGCTGACATCACAGGCGGACAGGGGAGCACCATCAAAAGTGTCTCCTTCAACCGCAGCAATCATCTTTTTGACAGTGATGGCGCTTCCACCAACCGTCTCTGAAATTCCTTCCGCATCAACGGACAAGATGTTTGCAGCCACAAGGCCATTGGTCATAGCAGTTGCTTTCGTTTTGACATCAGATAAATATTTTGAAATCTCAGATTGAGTGAGCGGAACGAGTTCACCATTGTCCGTCTGGAACAGAGGAGTGTACGCCACCTGTAGACTGCCCATTTTATCATCACACCCGAGAACGGTAGAATAGTCGCCCTCAGAAATGATGGTTTCGTTCGCATTCATCTCGTTCACGAAGGTCTGATACTTTGCAATATTTTCAGCTGTCCATACAATTCGAGCACGATTGAGATTGTCAATATTCCCATAGGTCTCGACACCACGGCTTTTAATAGCAGCGATAGTAGTCTTCTGCTTCTCAATGGCCTGATCGTATGCTTTTTGAGCATTATTATATAATGTACCGTCATAGGTGGTTGCCACCTTAAAATATGCGGTAGTCCCTTCGTTTGCATCAAAAACAGAAATGGGGGACAGTATAGGTTTCGCCAAGGTAGAATCACCTCCTAAAATTAAAAAGCCGCACTTGCAGGGTTATCCGTCATTGGCGGAACTACCTGCATTTTGCGCGGCTTAGAGTTTATGAAGAATCAGCGTATTGTAGTTGCTTTGAGCAGCAGTCACCGCAACCCGTTCTCCAACCTTGAAGAACTGACTGGATTTAATCGTGTATTCCTGTCCAGCAGAAGTCACGATGTATTTCCCGTTGCTGGTTCCTGTTACAACACCAAAGAAGGTCTTGTCAAACGAAGCATCCTCAACAACACGTCTAGCAGTATCGCAAATCATCTTCGCGAGTTCGCTGACAGCTTTTCTTGAATCAGTCACTTAACACACCTCCTTATCGTTTACTACATTCCTGATAAATCGCATTGGGCAGACCCTGAACGATTTCACGAGCCAGACCATCAACGTCTCCAATCGGCTTCTGAACATAGATGTCGCCAATGCTGATAGACGGAGCCTGGCTACGATTCTGAACATTTGCGGTAAGACCGCCGTTCTTTACAAGCTGCCTCTGGAACCATGCGTCAGGATTACCGCCCAAATCAAAGAGCTTAGATGTAATATCAGCAGGGACAACGCCGTCACCAGTCTCAAGATAGGTATAGCGCCCAGCTTCAGGCTGGCGGACGATAAGTTCCTGGCCCTTCTCATCAACATTATAAGTACCAGACTTGTTAATGCTGCGAGAACCGGTAGCTTTCTTGCCTGTGATTTTATCGACTTTGTCTTTGACCCAATTCTTTGCCGAATTCGTCTTCTCAGAGACGGCCTCTTTGATATTGTTGTAAGTCTCTTTCACTTTATCAACAATTTTTTCAGCAGTCTCTTTAGGATGGGTCACCGCATCTTTGGCTTTAGACGCAACCTCCTTGCCCTTGTTATAGGCATCCTTTGCGGCAGAAGCAATCTCCTGAGCGGCCTCTTTCGGATGAGTGACCGCCCAAGTGACTTTTTTGCCGGTCTTGACTGCACTTCCAACTGCCGAAGCAATCAGTTCTGTCGGATGAGTGAGCAGGTGCAGCGCTTTTTGAACCATGTTCGGGTCATTGGATTCATTGTATTTTGTCAGCTTGTCCACAGTAGAACCAAGAGAGTGCTTATTCAGCCATGTACCAAGCTTGCTGTTGGAGAACTTCTCGAAGAGCCCTTGGATAGTCTCCTTGACCTTGCTAAAACTAAACGATGCGGAAGGTCCAACATTGGCATCCATTGAATTGCCATAGTAGCCACCACCGCCAGACAAACCAGAAGCCGGGGTGGTATTCATGGTGTTCTCAACTTTTGGTAGCCAGTTTGACAGGATGTCGCTGATATTTGACGTATCTGCATTGTAATCAGCAAAGATGGTCTCAAACAGCTTATTGATTGCAGTAGAAGCGTCCGTAGACATGTCGGGAGACAGGGAATAGAGGTTGTCCCATCCATTCTTATATACACTGCCCATACGCTGGAACATCTCAGCACAAATAGTCTTGATTTGGTCGTCGGTTAGATTCTTATTGCCAAAGGCAGAATCCATCGAATTAGAAATCATGCTATTCATGCGGTCGAAGAGGGTGTTACCGATGGCATCAATCTGCTCTTCAGACAGTCCGGCATTTTTGCCGAGCCGCTTCCACACCGTATCAAACTTATCACGCAGACGCTTCATCTGGTTGTTCGCCAGACTCTTCGTAATAGATATCAGGTCGCCCTTGGTTTTGGCATTCTTCAAGTCGTCAATAGGCAGAGAACCGACCGAGTTGCCGGATTCTTTCATAGCCTCAGAGAGCCATTTCTTTGGATCTTTGCCAATTTCCATCAGGTTCTCTGTAGTGTCAGCCGGAATAACGCCATCGCCCTTTTCAAGATAAGTCATTCGACCCTTTGCGGGATTACGAACAATTATCTCTTCGCCCTCTTCGTCAACATTGTACGGAGCTGCTTGGTCGATATGCTTGTCACCCTTAGCACGGCCCCAGTTCCAAGGCCAAATTTTCCAAGAACCGATGCCCTTCTTTTTAGAGCCGCTATCGCTTGAACTCTTACCCCAGTTCCACGGCATAAGTTTGCTAATAAAGCTACCAACACCCTTTACCGCCTTGCTGATAGTAGAGCCGATGCCCTTTACTACATTAGTAATACCTGCGCCGATTCTCTTAATGCCAGTAGTGAGGCTTCCGCCACCGATCGCGCCGACAGCAAGAGTACCACCAAGCAAGATCTTGCCGATGACAGGAATATGACTGACCGCAGCCGCAATAGTTCCGGCAACACCCGTACCACCTGTAGTGCCAATAACGGTGCTGACAGTCTTACCGATTCCTTTGAAAATACCAGCAACACCAGAGAATAGCTTGGTTTCACCTAATGTAGTACCGATGTTACCGAAAATTGAGCCAAGTCCGCCAACCGCTTTTTGGGCAATAGATGCGACTCCACTGAACCCTTTTTGGAAGATAGACTTCAATCCGCCATTGCCGGAGAAGAGCCCCTGTG